GAATTCACGGGGAACGAAGTGATGTATCACGTTCGTTGTTACCACTGTGGACTGGAGTGGGTAGATTGATGGCACCTCAATCTTCACGGCGAAGCCGTACCCAGAGACAGCGCCGTACACCTATGTACGTCCCACCTTACGATCGCAAAGAGAAGCACATGCCTGGCATGAATTTCTGTGGACCTGGTACGAACGTAAACCGCCGTTTGGCGGAAGGTGTCCGTCCTATGGATATGTTAGACAAAGCATGCCTGCACCATGATTTGGCAACCGAGCCGAGGGGTCCATACACCTCGCAAGGAAAACCGTCAGCGTTACGAGCTGCGGATCGCAAACTCTTGCGACGAGCTGAGCAACTAGCTAGATCGTCATACACTCCCAAGTGGAAAGCAATCGCCGTGGCTGAGGCCATGAGAGGATTGCTATTGACTGGCGCCCGTGGGCGGAAGTTTTGACTTTTCGAAACCCTTGTTAATATACAGAACCTGCGAAAATATAACATAGTGCCGAGCAGGGTCAAGATGCATGGAGAAGAAGAATCCAGTGTGCTGGTGCGACGCCGAAATGAAGCAAGAATTTCACAATAATCTCAAACTTTGGGTTTGCAAAAGTTGTTGGTGGAATGACAAAACGAAATATCTGCAGACAATCAAGGTTGGATCAGAATGAGTTGGAAAATAGCGGATCCGGTTGAATATGCCCAAACTAATTGTTATGGCAGTTTGAAATCGAGATACGATACAAGCCTTTGTGCGAGGACTACTATGTGTCCGAAGTGCGAAGAGCGCAGAGCATCGAAAAGGGCGTGGGGATTGAATAATCGCCTCAAAAGCGAACTAGAGATGGCGGAGGATGCAGGAACCAAACTCAAGGTTGGTGTCCTAACCACTACGTTGCCCGGACAACATCACAGTAGTGGCATACGGCACAAGAGTCTCAGGGATCAATATGAATACCTGACGAAGAGAACCAATCTCTATGGTCTCAGTGGTGCTAAATCAATGCGGGGCTTGAATTACGCATTGGCCCATAATGGGGTACACGCAGGGTGTCACAATGTCGAGTTTACTTTCAACGAGCAAGCTGGCTGGTGGAATGTTCACAATCATTCTATCCTGATAGCTGACGAACATGCTTGGTCTGGATTCATTCCCGAAACCAAAGACCGAATATGGGAGAAGTCCGAACTACTCGATAGAACGGAACTTACGCATGGTAATCTTCCATGGTTACAATCCGCTCACGGATTGGGATCGCGTTACACGTTGGATTGGGCGGAACCTTCAGAGTTCGAACAGACAATCAGGTATGCTGCCAAAGTTGCATACATGACGAAGCCCATCAAAGCACCAAAGGAGAAAATTTGGGAAGTCCTAGAATTTTATGCTGGCAAAAATGGGCGTAAATATCCACGATTATCCCGACCTTTCGGGTTGTGGATGCGCAGTCAACCTTTACCTTAAAGATTTTAGACTGTGGTCACAGGGCCAGTCACATGGCCTCAAACAAGAGCAAAGAACACTATCCAGTAGTTCGCAGTGGTAGAGTCTTCCGTCAGTCTCCATCGACGACGGGTAGAGTCGAAGTTAATATCGAACAATTTTTGTCGAAAACTAATCGCCGTCTATATCGGCAGAGTCGTAATTATCACGTCAAGATTGACGCTGATCCAGATTCGACCCAAACATACAACGTGTATGCGCTCGCAGATACGTGGATGGTCGAGAAGGCACTGAAAATGGGATACGATATGTATCTCCTGCGTTCAGAGTCTGCTCGAGATCGTCTCAAGGGAAACAGTGTTGCACGTTGGGAGGATTTTAGAGTTCAAAGCGGCGTTACTGCCCAAAAATTGAACCCGATGCAATATCGATTGTCACCCGGACCCGGCGGCCCCGGTGTGGAGCTGGTTGATGGTGAGTTTTCTCTCACTGAGGTTATCGACAATGCGGGAGTGACACGTACTTTTACGTGGGATCCAATCCCGAGTGGCGGTACATATTCCCTTCTGGACCAATATGACAAGGCTGGCGATGCACAGCCTTCTCCTACTACAGTAACTGGAGATATGCCTTATGACAATCTCATGGCTGACGATAGCCAAGCAATGGCTTTCGATCTGCAACAACGTGGCAATTTGCCTCCGTACGATGCAGACGGCGTTAACGGCTTCTACACGTGGGTACGAGTTGCAACATTATCTGCAAATGGACCATCCCAAAAACTCAGCAGTGGCTTTTTCACTGCACCCTGTGGTTTTGTGGTTGTTACCGCAGGCGGCGGATCAGAAGAGACTATTGTTAACGAAACGAAGTTGAGCTGGTCCGTTAAGTCCGGTGACTACAAGGGAGTACACGCTCCATCCATGGTGGAGTGAGTACGATGGATGAGCTTGAAACTGAAAACGCTCAACAGGCTGCTAAGGTTCTCTCGATCCTTAAGCACGTGAAGGAAAACAACGTGTCGTACCTCTTAGGTATGTTCGTACTTCACAGCATGGGAGTTCTGGAACAGGCGCTCACATATGGCCAAGGCATGTGTTAATCATGGCAAAATTACCAGAAGGAATTCCTTCTGCTTGTGAGAAATGCGGTTATCGTCCTCGACGAGAAGACGTCTCACTCGTGTTACCTGAATTCACGGGGAACGAAGTGATGTATCACGTTCGTTGTTACCACTGTGGACTGGAGTGGGTAGATTGATGGCACCTCA